CATTCGCCATATTATATACCCCCAAAACACAAAAAGGAATAGCCATAAGTATTTATTCATATTGCACCTGCAAACTTACCCATAGCCCAAAGGCAAAAGGCTACATAAAGCCAGAAACCTACTGCTAATACTATCATTGTTGAAATTTTCATGTCTCTCTCCTAAAGTTGACAAATGCACTTTAAACCCATAAAAAACACCTGTCAAGTATTTTCTAACAAATAATTAGTTTACAACTAGAATTAGTTATGTTAATGTCTTTTGGCATTATTAACTTTATGGAGAGTAACATGACACAAACTGAATTATTAGAAAAATTATTAGTAGCACAAACATCATTATGTAAAATACAAAACATTATAGATGCATCAGATACCCATTTAACAAGTGGCGGTTTAGAATTAGATGAAGAAGAATTAACCATAATTTATGAACATATCTGTCAAGGTTTAGGAGACATGAATGTACAAGATTAAGAACTGGGAAAAGTTTAATCTATACAATCCTAAGAACCCACGTTATCAAAAAAAGATGACGTGGTTCAAGTTTTATGGTACGGATTATATAAATAACATAGATATTCATAAGTTATCTTTTGAACAAAAAGCTGTTTTAGTAGAGTTGTGGTGTCTTGGTTCTGAAAGTGATGGCGTGTTACCTGACAACTTTGAAATAGCTTTTAGATTACATTATCCTATTGATTTTGTTGAGAAAATAGTAAAAGAACTATTTACTAGAGGACTGCTAGTCGAAAACTATGAGCCTGTTACGATAGAGAAGAGTAGAGTAAAGAAGATAAGAGAAGATATATATGTCGTTAAAACGACCAATAGGTTTGATGAATTTTGGGAAAGTTATCCTAATGTTCGTAAGGTCAATAAAAAAACATGTATGGAAAGGTGGGCTAACAAAAACATTGACGCTATAGCAGATGAAGTGATAGGGTATGTAAATAAAATGAAAGATACTCAATCATGGAAAGATGGCTTTTCACCAGCTCCACTTACTTTGCTTAACCAGGAGAGATGGAATGATGGTGAAGTGCAACAAGTTCGTAAAGTTTGGGAAGGTGGCATTTAGTGAATATAGGTGAAGTCATAGATAAACTAACAGTTAGCCAATCAACAGTTCAAGAATTTTATAATGAGGGGTATGGACATGCAGAGTTTAAGGTTAAAGGTACGGATATATTTGCTGATGACTTGGTCAAGTATTTTAGTGAGGAAATTCATAGTGGCAAATCGTTGGGATGGATTAAGACGGAAGATAAATTCCGTATTAGGTCTTCGGAACTAACAATTCTTACTGGTGTATCAGGTCATGGTAAGTCTATGTGGTTATCACAAGTTGTATTATCCATGATGAAACAAAATACTAAATGCCTAATAGCTTCTTTAGAAATGAGACCTGTTCTTACATTAGCTAGAATGATTACCCAAGCATTAGGTTCACCAGAGCCAACAGATGATTACATACGTAAGTTTTGTGATAGAGCTAAAGACAAGTTATATATATACGACCAAACAGGAAGTACTAAGTCAGAAGATATGATAGCAACTCTGCATTATGGAAAACATGTATTGGGAGTTGATGTGTTTATTATTGATAGCTTAATGAAATTGGATGATGTAACTGAAGAGTCTTTAGATGGACAGAAAAGATTGACAAACAGTTTAGCGGTTATAGCACGTGATTTACAAGTAAGTATTTTTTTAGTAGCACATACTAGAAAACTTAAAGACGAGTCAGAGATACCAGATGCTACAAACATTATGGGAAGTTCGCATATTCGTAACTTATGTGATAATATTATTTGTGTATGGCGTAACAGATACAAAGAGAAGTTAATAGAAGAAGGCAAGACTTCTGATGACGAGTTAAAGATTATTCCAGATGCAAAGGTCTTTGTTCAGAAGCAGCGTAACGCACAATGGGAAGGTTCATTTAACTTTTGGTTTGACCAAAAAGGTTTACGATATAACGAGAGTCCACCAAGATGAGTGATGATAATTCAGCTAATAAGTTTATAAAAATTATGCAAAAGGGATTTCCTGGTGCTGTATACAGGGCTGTTATGAATGATGGAAAAGCATTTAAATCTAAAGGATATGAGCATGTTAAAATGGAGTTTGAATCAACAAAATCTAAACGCCTTCGTAGAGAAACTGAAAGCTCTTGATTGGACTAAACGCTGGCGTGTAACAGTTGTAGAATTTAAAGAAAACAGAAGCCATGAGCAAAATTTACGTTTGTGGGAATTGTATACAAGCATAGGTAATCATTTAGGTATTGAAAAAGATAAGATACACGAACTTATGGGCTTTAAATTCTTACGATACCAAACAGAAATAGCAGGTATGCCTGTAGAACTTATAAAGTCAACAACCAAACTAACCACAAGTGAAATGACAGAATATCAACAACAGATAGAGGTATGGGGTCAGACTATGGGTTGGGGTTGGGATTACTAGTGAACTATTTATCAGTTTGTAGTGGTATAGAAGCAGCAACAGTAGCTTGGCATGACATGGGATGGAAACCTATTGGTTTTTCAGAAATAGAAAAATTCCCTAGTCAGTTATTACAACATCATTATCCACATGTTACTAATTATGGTGACATGACAAAATTTAAGGAGTGGAACATAAATGAGTCAATCGGACTTTTGGTCGGAGGAACACCCTGTCAATCATTTAGTATTGCAGGCTTACGAAAGGGTCTTGAAGACCCCAGAGGAAATCTCATGCTCACCTATCTCGGTATTGCAGACCACTTTAAGCCAAAATGGCTTTTATGGGAAAATGTCCCAGGTGTTCTCTCTAGTAACGGAGGGGAAGACTTTGCCTGCTTCCTCAAAGGCTTGGCTGAACTCGGGTATGGGTTCGCCTACAGAGTTCTTGATGCTCAGCATTTCGGAGTGCCACAAAGACGCAGACGTGTGTTCGTTGTCGGATGTCTTGGAGACTGGAGAAGTGCAGCAAAAGTATTATTTGAGTCCGAGAGCTTGCAAGGGGATATTACACCGAGCAGAGAAAAGAAACAAAATATTACCGGATATGTTGAAAGCAGTTTTGGACAATACCGTAAAGATGGAATTGCAGGAACAACAAAAGCAAGTGGAGGAGTTTTAGGTGGAGGAAGTGAAACTTTTTTAGTTGCATATAATATTACTTTTTGTGATGCAAATGGAACAAGAAAAGATAGACCTAATGGTGGGTTATATGTAAATGAAACTGATACATCAAATACTTTAACAAGAGCTAATGTAGGAACTTATGCAGTAGATACATACAACGGAACTATTCAAGGAGATATTACTGCAACTATGACTGCTGCAGGAGGTAGTTCTACTCATAGCGGACCTAAAGTTATGCATACAACTTTTAAAGAAACAACAGATTGTTTAACTGCTGCTTATGGAACAAAATGGAATGGTAATGCAAGTGCTACTAACGGAAGTTTATTTGCAAAGCAAAATATGCGTGTTAGACGTTTAACTCCTATGGAATGTGAAAGATTACAAGGTTTTCCTGATAACTATACCAATACACCTACATCTAGCGATACTACACGTTATAAAGCATTAGGTAACTCTATGGCAGTTCCTGTAATGAAATGGATAGGAAAAAGAATAAATGAATTATCGTAATCCAAAACTACTTAAACTAGCAGATGGCGCACCATGTATGATGTGTTCTATGCAAGACGGAACTGTAGTATCTGCACACTCTAACCAACTACGTGATGGTAAAGGAACAGGTATAAAGGGACATGATTACCGTATAGCTTTCTTATGTCACCAATGCCACCATATGATAGATAATGATAAGATGTTAGATAAGCATGATAGAATAGCAGCATGGGAAGAAGCACACCGTAAAACTATAGGCTGGTTATTTACTAACGGACATTTGGAGGTAAAGTAATGGGTAAAGGTTCTGGAAGAAGACCATTGTTAATTTCTGAACAAGAAGCACAAGATAACTGGGACAAGATATTCAAAAAGGAAAAGAATAGTGATGACGTATCGCCACACGCTTATGAATACGAACTTAATAAGTCCACCGGTAATGTAGAGAAAAGATTTAAAGAAGGAACATCTAAACCTAACGAAAGTCAATTTGATGGCAACTAGCCCAACGCAATTAAGTCTTAAAAAATTACGAGAAGAAGGATACACAGTAGCAGTAGTAGAACATTGGAATAGTTTTGCAAGGATAAGACAGGACTTGTTTGGCTTTATAGACCTACTAGCTTTAAAAGGTAAAGAAGTATTAGCGGTACAAACAACCACAGCAGGTAATATGTCAGCTAGAGTAAAGAAGATAGGTGACCATGAAAACGTAGGACATGTTCGTGAAGCTGGTTGGACTATTCATGTACATGGTTGGCATCAAGACGATAAGAAAAAATGGCATTGTAAAATTAAGGATGTATCGTGAATACCAGAGATAAAATACTAGCTTACCTTACAGAGCCTAAAGCCATAAAAGAAATAGCAACACATGTAGATGGCAATTACAATACTATTAAAAACTTGCTTGTCACCATGAAGATGGAAGGTCAT